TATGGTAGTGGGTATATTTGATTGCCTTGTGGCCGTTCTATTCTTACCTCCACCGCCAAGTCTTAACCCATACCTCCCGCTCTTAGTGTCTAATGGGTTTAGTAAATTACCACTAGCCACCTTTGGATATGTCCTTGCTTGTACTAAATCAATAGAGGTGCTTATAGCATTACTAGTGGGTTTATATCCCTTTATTTTTTCAACACGCCAATAGCCCTCCACTTCTGGGTAACGATTATCGAAATATATAATATCTCTAAAATCAAAAGAAACCCAGTCAGCCAAATCAAAAAGCATATTTATATTAAGCCTTTTACCGTCCTCTATCTCTTGGCTTGTTTTACTAAAATATTCCTGCCATAAACCATTCTCCGCAATAGTAGAAACATCACTAAATGATAAATTGCCGTCTACTGGTGCATAATTATAAGCCCCTGAAATTCGGATAGAAAAAGGAAGCCCATAAGGAATATCCTCTAAGGCAACACCTTTATAATTTAAAAGATGCCTAGAATTAACGGGAAGCAATGCCGACTGACTACCATATGCAAAGTATAGCAATCTAGGGGCAAAATCATCTGAATGTATTGGCATACTATCGGCATCATTCCATAGCCTAGAAGTATAAAGCCCAGCTAGAGAACCACTTGAAAACCCAATTGCTCCAGACCCCATTATCATATAGTTGTCTTCCATGGTGTAGGTCGCTGCCATTACNCTTAACTTATAATTAGATGTACCATCTTTAAATTTATCTGGATAAACGTGTTTATAACTCATCCAATCGGATTCCATAACCTTATTTCTTTCATTTAAGTAGGCATCATTACTATCATTTGCGTAAGAATACTGATGATTATCCTTATAGGTTTTAGAGTTATATTCTAGTGTTAATTGCTTATTTCCATCTATTGCATCGGTTTTATTAACAGCGTCAGATAATGGTTTATAAAAGTTGTCGCGAGGCTCTGCATATACAGTTTTTGTAGCTTGATTAGTCCTAACATAGCAATTAAATGTTTTAAAAATATCCATCACAATATCAAAAACCGCTATTTCATCATCCGATTTTTCAGCCCAATTAAAAGAATCGCCTTCTTCCATGTCTTCCAATAACTCAAACTTAACCCAAGTACCTCCACCATGATACATATTAGCTAATATAGTAGATGATGTAATAGCCCCATTATTAGAACCACTAAATAAAGAATAAGCCTGAATAGTATCCCCAGCACTTAAAAAGATAGAGTTAGATTCCCTATAAAAGTTTTCAGATTGTCTGTACGGAATAGTTGGGGCATTCGGGACAAGTGCAGAAGATGTAGTATTTAATAGGTGTGATGTTGTACCGTTTATTAAAATGTAATGGGTAACACCTAATGATAATTGTCCTGAAATAATTTCAGGCGTAGAAGTATAATAATAGTAATTAGTTTGGAAAAATCCCGAAACCTTATAGAATCCATCTTGAGGCACTGTATAAGAACCACCAGAAAAATTATTACCCGTATCTGTTATTTCAGTATAAGAACCCGAAGCACTAGAACCAGCAGAAGTGTAAAACTGATTAGGTGGTACTATTGAAACAGAACTACACTCATTTGTTAGTAGTGTTTGTATAGAGAATATCTTACCATTTACAACGGGGGCGAAAGGTATTGTTAAATCTATATTAGTTGTGTTACTTGTTAGCTTTACATTGGCAAAAGCATCATCGATTTCATCCTGTTCTATCTTCCAATTCTTACCAAAAAAAGGTATATATAATTTCTTTTGATCAGTAGATTCAAAATGATCACTTTGAAAGTTATATCCTACCATATTAAATGCTGACCTTAGATAATCTAGCGCAAAATAATCAGCCCTTAAATCAGATACATTAACCATATCGGGGTCTATCCTTTCACCTCTATTAATTACCGAGTAAACAGGCTCGTCGTTACCTCCTTCTTCAAGCCAACTCGCTTGAACCTCAGTATCCCCATAAACTAACGTCTTATCTAAATAAGGTAAATCCTTTGTTTTCTTTCCCTTCATTTTTAAGACCCACCCCATATTATTACCAAAGAACTTAAAACTATAACTATTGGCATCCGCCCTACCTAATGAGTTTATCTTTGTTATTTGCACCTTTCCACTCTCTATATCTAAGCCATTTACACGTATAACACAATCCTTTTCCGCATCAAAATCTTTATAGTTTTTTTGATCACTTAAATAAATATGCTCTAAAAGAGAATCGTTTTCTTTAGTGCTAGGCACTTTAAACGATACAGAAAAACTACCCGACCGTGTAGTAATATCACGTAGGTCTGCTATTGAAGTAGTCAATGATAATGGAAAGTTCTTAACATTGCCAACTTCTAATACTCCTAGTATCGAGTTATCACTATCTTGTATTTCTATTTGTACCCTATCCAATTTGGTTTATTCTTTCGTTAGATAATGTATATTTAACGTCTATTTGTATGATTGCATCTTCATCATCTACTATATTAGATGTGACAGATTTAACATTAATAGGCACTTTATCCGACCCTATTATAATAAAAACGTCTACACTTTCGCCTATTGAAGCCAACCACTCCACTATTTCAGGCCGTTCCGTTTTTGTGAATATTTCAAACTCCCTTGTATTGATCTTTTTAATGTCTCTTTTACCCCTGTCTTCTACATTATAATCTAATGGTAGCCTATTTAATATAGACTTGGTTTTTGTTTTTGTTTTTTGTGTTTGGTTGCCAGAAAAGAAATATTGATCATATTGCCCCCAATGGTTTTGAAAAAATAAATGAACAATATCACCACAAGTATCGACCACGTTAATAGTGAAAAATTCTGTTATCTGAGCAAAGGTATTATCTTGTATGTGATAAGTTACACTTTTTGTAGATGCGTTTAGTTGTGTTGGGTCTATTGTATATGATGCCTTTCTACGTGATGCTGCCGATGTTGATGTAGCAGAAACCCCCAATGATGTTCCAGCCCCATTCTTTCCGTCAAACTCTTCTATACTTATTAGTGTTGCATAACCTTCAACATCTGGAAGTATGCCGCAGTGATATATCTGAGTGTTAGATATATTGCTATTTTGCGGCCTATCTGTTAAAAATTTCTTAGTAACTCCATCACAAAAATAGTTAGTTAAGTTTTGCAAATGATTATTAACGCCATTGAATTGATACTTAAAAGGGGTGATTAACCCACCAGTACCAGCACCATTTTCAGCCCATGAAGTTACTAATAGCCCTGCAACGTCTGTCACTTCGTAAAGAGTTAAAGTAAAATAATTTGCAGATATTATGTTATCATGTACTTCCAGAAATGAGGATGTAGTATGAAATTCCGAACTTAGATACTTCTTACTAATGTCTCCTATCTCTATTCTAAAATTATCCGTTGTACCTAATATTGGTTCTTTTTCTACCGTAGCAACTGGGAGTACTGAATTATTAATGTAAACGTCTGCTATAACCCTTATAATGTTAACACTATCACTAGAACAATCTACAAAAGCAGGCCTATATGGGCTGCTCGTTGGTATGCCTGATAGCGGATTTGTTTCGGTTAAGGCCATTATTTAATTTTTAATAAGTTGTCTATTTCTGCTTCTACCTTCTTGGATAGCAGGTTTAATATCATGCTATTTATTTTTAATGTAATCCTAGTTAGAGTGTCATCGATGAACTCAGTACTCTTGCCATACTTTTGCTTTCTTCTGTTTGTGGGTATTCCTTGCTTTTCAATTGTTTTTTGTATTGCAAATGCGATACCGAGAACTTTTTTATTATTGGTTTCAATACCCTTTTGTTTAATCCATTCAACAAGGGCTGGTATTGGCACAGGCTTAGCACCTCTTTGTCTTCCTTTATTAACATATTCGCCATAGTTATTCATCTCTATTAATAGGTCGGTAGATTGCAAACTTTGTATAACCCTATAATCTAAACTTTCTATTAGTTTACCCGTTGCCCTGTGATTCTGTTTTATTAATTCTTTACCTAATTCATTTATAATAAATTGACCTAATACTGATATGTCACCCTCATTAATCATTAACTAAACACTCCTAATACTGGGTCATTCGCTAAAAATGTATAT